CAGTCCGACCGCACCGACTGGCGGCGTGAAGCGGAACTGCTGGACCGCACCTTGACACAGGCCGCTCGCCGGTTTGTCGAGGTGGTCACGGAGCGCGAGGAGTTGCGGGCCGAGTTGGCCCGGGTGCGTGCCCGGGTACGAGAGGCCGAGGAACGCGCTTTCCAGGCCGGGCTTGCCAAGGCGAACAACGCCATCACGTGGAACACCACCTGTGTGGGCTGCGCCGACCAGTTGGACACGGCGGTCGGCGAGCGTGCCGCCGGCTACGCCGAAGGTGTGCGGGACGGCCGCGCCCAAGCAGCCGCCGAGATCGCCGAAGCGATCCGCACGGAGCATGCCGGTGACTGGCCGATCGTCTTCAAGCAGGGACTCCACCACGCGGCGTGGATTGCGGACCGTCTGGCCACTGCTGACGGCTGGGAGACGCTTCGCGGCCAGATTAGCGGGCTCGCTGCCGCACCGTCCGGGACCTCGGGGAACCCCAGGGAGCACACCGATGCCTGACCCGTACAAGATCGTGGTGGATGGGATCGTGTCCCGCCGCAGGCACTCTACCCGCCCACTGATCAGCCTGGTCGTGGATGAGCCCGGCAAGCGAGCAGCACGCTGGTACCCGGATCCGCTTCCCGATGACCTGGTGGATCGGTGGGTCCGCACAGGGAAGCTGTGGCGATGAGGTGCTGGCAGTGCGGCGCTGAGCCGCTGGAAGTCTTCGACGTGACCACCCTCGGCGACGCGGAGCCGCGCTACATGCCCGGCCGGTGGCCGCCCGGCGACCACGAGCATGCAGTCACCCCGCCGACGCCAGCGGAGATCGCCGCCGCCGGTGATGCCGCGCTGGCCCGAATCGTCGAGGAGTGGTCCCGTATGGAGGAGTCATGACCTGGGTTCGGCATACAGAAGCGGTCGAGCAACATGCGTGTGCTCCCCCGGACGAATGGTCGTCGCAACCCCACAGCGGCGCCGTCGTCCGCGTCCAGTCCGTCTACTCGCTCTACACCGCCCGGCGCATCCTGTGAGGACCACGATGAACCCGAACACCAGCTGCGCTGTCGCCGTCTGCCGCGCCTACGGCCGCCACCAGTCCGACTGCCCCGGCGAGGACTGCCGCGGCTGCCTACCTCGCCCCGCCCGCGACGGCCTACGGCTGTGCGACGTCCACACCCGCCACCTGGCCGACGACGCAGTGGAGGCCGCCCGGCTGCATTCCGAACTGCTGCACGTGCTCACCGGCTCCGGACGGCCCGGCGAACTGGTCCGCACCAGCCGCGACCCCAACCTGACGATCAACGACGCCGCCGCCGACGCCCGGGTCGCCATTCGCGCCACCCTGGTCTCCTGGTGCCGGCTCATTTCCGAGGAGCGCGGCATCAGCCTCCCCGCCGACGACATCCACGCCATCGGCGCCTACATCGCCCGGCACGCCGAATGGCTGGCCGCCCACGAAGCGGCAGCCGACGCGTCCGCCGAGCTGCACGAGTTGGCCCACGGCCAGCCCCGCCGCATCGCCTACCCGGGCGGCGGACGACGCTTTCCGATCGCCCTGCCCGACGGCACCTACGCCAGATGCCCCGAGCGAGACGATGCTGAGACACCAGGGCCGTGCCCCGGGACTCTGTGGACCATCCTGCGCCGAGACGCGTCCCTGCTGCCTTCTGAGGTGGTGTGCAACCACGACGAGACGCACCGCTGGCCCACGTCGAGGTGGCTGCGGCTCGGCGCCCAGCTACTCGGCCGCAGCGCGGCATGATGGACATGAGGGGGATGTGATGAGCGAATGCACATGCGAGTTGGTCGACGTCTCGACGGTCACCGAGGTCAAGTTCGTCCGCGGCCTGAGCAACGGCTGCAAGGTCCACCCGGAGAGCGACCACGAGCGCGAGCAGCGCGAGGCGTACGAGAAGGACAGGGCCGCACGGTTGGCCGAGGCTGAGCGACTGGCGCGTGAGGCATGACCTACCTGACCGCGGACCAGATCGCCCTGGCCACCGGACTGTCCGTCGGCTCCGTCTACCGCATCGCCCACATGCACCGCTGGCGCCGCACCCGCACGAAGCCCCGCGGCTACCTGCGCGAGGACGTCATGAGGTGGATCGAGACACTGTCAACGGTGCTTGACAAACCCCAGCCGACTGCGAAGAATCCGAAATGATGCTGGGTGCAGTGTCGTGAGAGCCCTGAAAACCTGCTCGACCCCCGGCTGCCCCGAAATCGTCCCCGCCGGCACATCCCGCTGTGAACCCTGTTCACAACAGGCAGAGCGCCAGCGCGGCACCGCAGCCCAGCGCGGCTACGGCCACCCCCACCGGACCCGGTTCCGCCGCGCAGTCCTACGCGCCAATCCGCTGTGCGTCTGCGCAGACACCAGCCACGGACACGGCCCCCAGTGCCTGGCCCCCTCCACCGTCGCCGACCACTGGCCACGATCCCGACGCCAACTCGTCGACGCAGGACTCGACCCCAACGACCCACAGCACGGGCGGGGCCTGTGCAAGGCATGCCACGACCGGCACACGGCCGCAGCACAGCCAGGCGGATGGCATTCCGGTGACGCAGAGTGACGCAGGGGGTGGGGGGTGACCCCCAAGATCGCCAGGACCGGGACCGCCGGGGAGGGCCGCGCCCACGATCGCAACCTATCGGCTTTGCGCGGACCACGGAGAGTGACGAGCGATGGCCGACCCGATCCGCAAGAAGCCGGTCCTGCAGGTCGTCCGCGAGGGCAATCCCGCGCACCGGCCGATCCCCGAGTCCCTAAAGCTGCCGCCGGCGGACCTCGAGGAGCCAGACTGGACTGACACGTTCCCCGTCGTCTCCGACAAGGCGCAGCAGTCGCTGAACCGGCGGGCCCGGGAGGTGGCCCGGCGGGAGTGGCGGCGGGTGGTGCCGGTGCTGCAGCACACGGCCGGGCTGGCCGCGGTGGACGCGCACCTGCTGCACGACTACTGCGTCTGTGTGGCTCGCATCGACCAGTGCGAGCGGGACTTGTCGACCCGTGGCCTGCTGATGGAGGGCGAGCGGGGCTGGCAGAAGAACGGCGCCACCACGATCGTCTCCCAGTACCGGGCGCAGCTGAAGGTGTACATCCGCGAGCTCGGCCTGTCGCCGTCGGCCCGGACGGGGATGTCCCCGCCGAAGGGCGACGACGATGACGACCCGTTTGATTAATCTTCCGGTCCCCCGGGAGGCGCTGCTCGAGCTGGGGCTGACCAAGGATCAGGTCGCCGAGGCCGAGCGGGCCCGGCCGCTGATCGTGGCGTGCCAGGCGGACCGGGTCGAGGGTGCCTGGTTCGACGTCGAGCGGGTCCGCAAGAAGCTGGCCGCGCTGGCGCAGTTCCGGCACACGAAGGGCCGGTGGGCCGGCCGGCGACTGAGGCTCGGCGAGGGCCTGGACCCGTGGCAAATCGTGTGGATCATCGCCCCGGTGTTCGGGTGGGTCCGCTACGACGAGGAGATCGACGCCATCGTCCGGGTGATCCGGGCGGTGTGGATAGAGGTCCCCCGCAAGGCGGGCAAGTCGACCATCTCCTCGGGCATCGGCAACACGCTGCTGCTGGCCGACGGCGAAATCGGCGCCGAGGTGTACGCGGCGGCCGGGGACAAGCTGCAGGCGCGGCGGGTCTTCGACGACGCGAAGAAGATGTGCCTGACATCCCCGCACGCGCGTAAGCGGGTGCGGGCCCTGGCCGACGTGGTGGTGGACAACAAGGCCGGCGGCGTCTTCCGGGTGCTGTCCAAAGTGGCCGAGGCCGCGCATGGGCTGAACGTGTCCGGCGCGGTCATCGACGAGGTGCACGTCCACAAGAGACGCGACCTGATCGACGCGATCGAGACCGGCACGGGCGCACGGGATCAGCCGTTGGTCATCTTCATCACGACCGCGGATGAGGCGACCGAGGGCAGCATCTACGACGAGAAGCACAACTACACCCGCAAGGTCGCGGACGGGATTGTCGAGGACCCGTCCCACTACGGGGTGATCTGGGCGGCCGAGCCGACGGACGACCCGTTCGACGAGGCGACATGGCGCAAGGCCAACCCCGGTCTGGGTGTCTCGCCGACGTTGAGCTACCTCCGCAAGGAGGCGAACAAGGCCCGCACCACCCCGTCGTACTTCCCGACATTCTGCCGGCTGCACCTGAACCGGCGGATGCGCGACCAGGCGCGGCTGATCGACCTGCGGCAGTGGGACGCGTGCGCCGGGATCGTGGATCTGGCGCGGCTGAAGGGCCGGCCGGCGTGGGGCGGGCTGGACCTGTCCGCCGTGCGGGACCTGACGGCCTGGTGGCTGGGTGTCGAATCTCCGTCGCCGGGCGTCGAGCTGGAGATGCTGTGGCACTACTTCGTGCCTGAGGACCGGGTCGAGGACCTGGAGCGGCACCTGCAGGTGCCGCTGTCCCGGTGGGTCGCCGAGGGATGGGTGACGGCCACCGAGGGCAACGTCATCGACTACGCCAAGGTGCGGGACGTGGCTCTGGCGGACTGCCGGGTCGTGGACATCCGGCGCATCTCCTACGACCGCATGTTCGCCGGGCAGATGGTCCAGGAGCTCGACGCCGAGCTGAGGGGTGTCGAGGTGGTTCCGGTGGCGCAGACCTACGCCGGACAGTCTCCGGCGATCAAGGAGCTGCAGCGGCTGCTCGGCGTCACCGAGAAGGGTGTGGAGGCCGGGAAGATCCGCCACAGCGGTGATCCGGTGACCAGGTGGATGGCGTCGGTGGTGGAGACCAAGTCGGACGGGCAGGACAACCTGCGGCTGGTCAAGCCGGAGCGGGACAAGTCGCAGGCGCGCATCGACGGCATCGCGGCAATGACGACCGGCCTGGACGGGTATCTGCGCCGGCCGCGCCCGAAGCAGCGCAAGCTCGTCGTCATGAGGTGAGAGGAGACCCCTGTGTCGCTTCCCACCGACGAGCAAGGCTGGGTCAACTATCTCGCACGGCGGCACGACGCCGAGATGGCCGAGCTGGAGATGCTGGACCGCTACTACGAGGGCACCCAGCCGGTCTCCTACATGCATCCGGAGATTCTCCGTGAGGTGGCGGACCGGATCCGGCCGGTCATCATCGCGTGGCCGCAGCTGGTGGTGGACAGTGTCGAGGAGCGGCTGGACGTCGAGGGCTTCCGCCTTCCGGATGAGGAAGAAGCCGACGACGACCTGTGGCGGGTGTGGCAGTCCAACGACTTGGACGAGACGAGCCAGCTTGGCCATGTTGACGCGCTGGTGATGCGGCGGTCCTATGTGGTGGTTGGCACGAACGAGTCCGACCCCGACACTCCACTGGTGACTGTCGAGTCGCCGCTGGAGGTGTTCCACGACGTAGATCCGCGCACCCGTAAGGTGCGTGCGGCGCTGCGGCGGGTCGGCGAGGAGGACATCGCCGGCGGTGTGCTGCAGCGCTACGCCACCTTGTACCTGCCGGATGTGACGGTCTGGTACCAGTGGGACGGCGGCTGGAAAGAGACTAACCGGGACCAGCACAAGCTGGGTGAGGTGCCGGTGGTGCCGCTGGTGAACCGGGCCAGGCTGCGTGCCGCACGCCGCTCTACGCAGACCGGGGTGGTGCGGCTGCGGTATGGGACCAGTGAGCTGGCGCCGATCCTGCCGCTGTCGGATGCGGCGAACAAGCTGGCCACGGACATGATGGTCGCCGGCGAGTTCGTCGCGATACCGTTGCGGGGGCTGTTCGGCATCGGGCCGGAGGACCTGGTAGACGAGCAGGGCAACAGGCTGACCGCCCTGCAGGCCATCATGGGCCGGCTGCTCACGATCGCCGACACAGAGGCGAAGGCGTTCGAGTTCGCGGCGTCGCAGCTGTCCAACTTCCACGGCGCGGTTGAGGCGCTGGCGCGGCTGGTGGCGTCGATCGCCGGCCTGCCGCCCCACTACCTGGGCATTTCGACGCAGAATCCGGCGTCTGCGGATGCGATCCGGTCGGCGGAGTCGCGGCTGGTGAAGCGGGCGGAGCGGAAGCAGCGCGCCTTCGGCGGGGCGTGGGAGTTGGTGATGCGCCTGGTGCGGCGGTTCCAGTCGGGGGAGTGGGATCCGCGGCTGGCCAGGCTGGAGACCATCTGGCGTGACGCCTCGACGCCGACTGTTGCGCAGGCCGCGGACGCGGTGGTGAAGAAGCACGCCGAGGGCATCATCACCACCCGGCAGGCGCGGGAGGATCTGGGCTACACGGACGCGCAGATCGCGCGGATGGAGGCCGACGAGGAGGCGGCCGCCCGCCGCGACCCGCTGCAGCAGCTGGTCGTGCGTGATGCCGCCGGCCGGGAGCCGGCCAGTGTCGGCCCGTAGTGTCGCGCTTGACCACTACCGGCAGCGTCGGCGGCTGATCGCCGCGCTGGACCGTGAGGCCCGCCGGCTGTGGTCGACGGTTGATCCGCGGGATGTTGGCCGGTCGTGGCTGGCGGCGCTGCCGCGGCTGGTGGCGCTGACGACCGCGGCCCAGCATGCTGCCGCGTCAGCCGCGGACGCCTACCTGAACGCGGTGCTGGCTGAGCAGGACATTGACACTGCGGCCGAGGGCAGGGTGGCTGCGGGGTCGCTGGCCGGGGTTGCCTCGGACGGGCGGTCACTGCCCGACCTCCTGACGCAGCCGGCGCTGACCACGCTGGCTGCGCTGGGCTCCGATGTGGAGCCGGACCGTGCGCTGGCCGCCGGGCAGGCGGTGCTGCAGATGATGGTCGCCACGCAGGTGGCCGATGCGGGCCGTGTGGCCGATGGGGTCGCGCTCGCCGCTCGCCTCCGCGCCGGCGGCTACGTGCGGATGCTGGTGGGCAAGTCGTGCAGCAGGTGCGTGATCCTGGCCGGCAAATGGTTTCGCTGGAACGCCGGGTTCCAGCGCCATCCGCGCTGCGACTGCATCCACGTGCCGGGGCGGGAGAACACCACTGGCGACATCCGCACCAACCCGCGCGCCTACTTCGACTCGCTGACTGCTGAGGAGCAGGACCGCGTCTTCACGAAGGCCGGGGCGCAGGCGATCCGCGACGGCGCCGACATGGGCCAGGTCGTCAACGCCCGCCGTGGCATGTACACGGCGTCCATCGGCGGCGTGCGGGTTGTCGCAACGCGCGAGGGCACGACAGCCCGGGGGCTCTTCGGGGGCTACGAGGTCGACCCGGCCACGGGGAGGCTGCGGCGCCGCGCGGCCCAGGGTCCGCGGCTGATGCCGGAGCAGATCTACCGGGAGGCCGGCGACAACCGGGACGAGGCGATCCGTCTACTGAGGAGGTTTGGCTACCTCCTCTGAGGAGGATTCGATGGCTGATCTGAGCGCGGAGGAGCGCCGGCAGGCGGCCGCCCGCGGGCAGGCGCTGCCCGGCGGCCGGTTCCCCATCCGCAACCGGGCCGACTTGGAGAACGCGATCCGGGCGGTGGGCCGGGCGAAGGGTGACCACGCCATGATTCGGCGGTTCATCATGCGCCGCGCCCGCGCGCTCGGCCTGACAGAGCTGATCCCCGACAACTGGGCCGGGGACGGAACCCTGAAAGGGTGAAACATGACCGATCAGTCGGGAGCAGCTCCCGCTGACACCGTCGAGCCGGCAGCCGGCGCGACAGGTGAGGACGAAATGGCGCAGCAGCTTCTAGCCGAGGCTGTCAGCGCGGCGGACCAGGGCGTCGAGCAGCTCGGCGATGCTGGAAAGCGTGCGCTGGACCGCATGAATCAGGAGGCCAAGGCCGCTAGAGCACAGTTGGCCGAGGCCCTGGCGAAGCTCAAGGAGTACGAGGACCGCGACAAGACCGAGGCGCAGAAGCTGGCCGAGCGCGCGGCAGAGGCCGAGAAGGCTGCCGCGGCGAAGGCGGCCGAGGTGCTGCGGCTGAGGATCGCGCTCAAGCACCAAATCTCCGACGAGGACGCCGAGATCTTCCTGACCGGGTCCGATGAGGAGACGCTGACCCGGCAGGCCGAGCGGCTGGTGGCGTTGCGTGGTGAGCCGAGGCCGCGGACGCCGGCGCCGGACCCGACGCAGGGTGCGCGGGGGCCGGTGGACATCGACGCGCAGATCCGCGACGCCGAGGCCAAAGGAGACGTCCGGGCGGCGATCCGGCTGAAGAACCAAAAGCTGCTCGCACAGAACAGCAGGTAGGAGAGGGCAGGCCGCCGGCCATGCCCGAGTCCACATAGGAGGAGACCAGCATGGCTGGCATCACCGGGCAGGGGACCACGTTCAACCTGCCGAACTACGTGGGTGAGCTGTTCGCCGTCACCCCGACCGACACGCCGTTCCTGTCCGCCATCGGCGGGCTGACCGGCGGCGAGCGGACCACTTCAACGCTGTTCCAGTGGCAGGGTTACGACCTGCGCGCGGCCGCGGACGACCGGCAGCGCGTGGAGGGTGCTGACCCGGCGGAGTTCAGCGCCCGAGTGAGATTCAATGTCTCGAACGTGGTGGAGATCCACCAGGAGGCACTGGAGCTGTCGTACACCAAGCAGGCCGCGACCGGCCAGTACAACTCGACCGGGTCGACGCACCCCGGTTCGGTCGGCATCGCCGGCACAAACCCGGTGACCGACGAGCTGGACTGGCAGACCCAGCAGCATCTGATCCAGATCGCCCGCGACATCGAGAAGTCGTTCATCACCGGCACGTTTGCCAACCCAGCGACGAACGCCACCCCGCGCAAGACGCGCGGCCTGCTCGCGGCGATCGCCACCAACGTGATCGCGGCTCCGGCGGAGCCCGGCAACGCGCTGACCAAAGATCTGATCCTTGACCTGCTCCAGATGGTGTGGGAGAACGGCGGCATCCAGGTCAGCGACACCGCGACGATCATGGTCAACGCGTTCCAGAAGCGGCAGCTGACCGACATCTTCGTCACGCAGGCCAACTACCAGGAGCAGTCACGCAACGTCGGCGGTGTCAACGTCACCACGATCGAGACCGACTTCGGCCGGCTTAACGTGATGCTCAACCGGCACATGCCGGCCGACCAGCTTGTCGTGGTGTCCCTCGAGCAGTGCGCGCCGGTGTTCCTCGAGGTGCCGGGCAAGGGCTTCCTGTTCGTTGAGCCGCTGGCCAAGACCGGCGCCGCGGACAAGTTCCAGATCTACGGCGAGGTCGGGCTCAAGTACGGCAACGAGAAGGCCCACGGCAAGATCACCGGCCTGTCCACCAGCTGAGGAGGAGCCTCGTGAAGTTCATCTGCCAGCGGTACCCGCAGCTGCGGGTCGCGCTCGGCGGCCGCAAGTACGCGGCGTTCACCGAGGTCGAGCGTGCCGACCCGAACGAGCCGCGCCGTGGCGAGCTCGAGACCACCGACAAGGAGGTCATCGACGCCGTCAAGGCGCTGCCCGCCGAGTTCGGCATCCAGGCCGTCGGCAAGACCGCCAAGACCGTCGACGAGTGACAGGGGAGGCGAGGCCCGATGGCTGACCTGTTGGCCACGCCGGAGGACCTCGCCTCCGCCCTGCAGCAGAACCTGGACGCGTCCACAGCCGCCCTGTGGGTCGAGGTCGCCACCGCCGTGGTGCAGGAGGCCGCCGGTGGACAGCGCATCCTGCAGGTGGTCGACGACAGCTTCGAGTTGCTGGGCACGACCGATTCGTGGTTGGACCTGCCGCAGCGGCCCGTCACCGACGTCACCGACGTCGCAATCGACGGCGAGCCGGTCAGCGACTGGGTCCGGTTCGGGTCCAGGCTGTGGCGCCGCTGCGGCTGGTCCACCGACCCCCACGAGCCGACCACCGTCACCGGCCTCTTCACCCACGGCTACCCGGAAGGGCACCAAGGGCTGCAATTGGCCCGAGGCGCGGTGATCGGCCTGGCGCAGCAGGCCTATGTGAACCCGTCCGGCGGTGCGGTGGCGCGGGAGCAGATCGACGACTACGCGGTGGCGTACGCGGCGGTGCAACAGGCGCTGGAGGCCTCGCCCGCGCTCGCCGCGGCATTGCGGCGGCAGTACGGCCGCCGCGCCGGCATCGTCCGGATTGGAGGCTGACATGGCCGGTCAGGCATCATCGGTCGGGTCGCGGGTCGGACTGGACGCCTCCGCCGGCACGGTTCTGTCCGCCGCCGCATCCGGCACGTCGACGTCGGCCGGCGCGGCCGGGCTGTCCATGCTGCTGGCCGCCGCGGCGACCGGCGCATCGGCCACTGCGGGCTCGGTGGCAGGGACCGCAGTGCTCGCAGCCGCCAGCGCCGGGATGTCGGCCACGGCGGGCTCCGCCGCCGCGGCGCTGCTGGCCGCCGCGTCCGCAGACGGCACGTCGACGTCGGCCGGCGCGGCGGCGACCACCGCACTGCTGGCGGCCGGCGGGTCCGGGTCGGCGGCAAGCGCCGGCTCGGCCACGGCGACACTGCTCCCGCCGGGACCCGTGACCCTTCAGGCCACGGCGTCCGGCACGGCGATCTCCGCAGGTGCGGTAGCGGCGGCGGCAACGCTGGCCGTGTCCACACACGGGTCGTCCCTCGTGGCCGGCGCCGCCGCGCTGGCGCTGCTGGCGGTGGTAGCCGCATCGGGGTCGGCGACCACATCCGGGCAGGCGGCGGCCACCATCCCGGGCGCCGTCATCACCCGGCCGGACACCGGGACAGTCCAGCGCCCGGACACCGGCACCGTGGACCGACCGGACACGGGCATCATCGTCCGACCGTAGGGAGGTCACCGTGTCCCGTGCGTCGGTGCTCGCCCGCGGCCGGGCCGCCGCTGAGGCGGGCATGGTGGACGCCTGCATCATCCGCCGCATCACCGGCCAGGTGACCGACCCGGACACGGGCGAGGTCACCACCACCTACACCACGATCTACGAGGGCAAGTGCCGGCTGCAGCAGCAGGGCCAGCAGGCCCGCCCGGAGCAGGCCGGCGAAGCCTACCTGCTGATGCTGCGCCGCGAACTCCAGCTACCCATGTCGGTGACCGGGCTGCGCACCGAGGACGAGGTGACCATGACCGCCTCCGCGTATGACCCGGACCTGCCGGGCCGGGTGTTCCTCGTGCGGGACCTGTTCGGCAAGACCGAGGCCACCGCCCGGCGCGTCCAGGTGGAAGAGGTGACGTCGTGACGACCATCCGCGTGGACGCTTCCGACGCGAAGCGGCTCGTCGCCGAGCTGGACAAGGCGACGTCCCGCGCGCTCGACGAAACCCTGGCCGTGGTTAAGAAGGGCGCGGACAACATCAAGAAGGACGCGGCCCGGCGGGTGTCCGGCCTCGCCCACGCCCCCGCCTACCCGGCGTCCATCAACTACGACGTGTGGGTCGGGTTCCGCGGCGCCCAGGCCGAAATCGGCCCCGACAAAGGCAAACGCCAGGGCGCCTTGGGGAACATCCTCGAGTACGGGACGCTGAAGAACGGCCCCATCCCGCACCTCGCCCCGGCGCTGAAGGCCGAGGAACCCAAGTTCGTCAAGGCCCTCGAGGACCTGGCCCTGAAGGCGTTGGGGCTGTGACCATCGATCAGGCGCTCGTCGACGCCGGGTTGGACCGGCTGCGCGCCGACAGCCTGCTGACCGTCTACGACGGCGTGGTGCCGCAGGATGCGGCGGACCGCTACGTGCTCGTGTATTCCCAGGTCGAATGGCCCGACCACGACCCGGACAACACCGTCGAGGGCAAGACGGAGGCGGTCACGGCCCGGTGGATCTGCCACTGCGTCGGCCCTACCGCGGCGGCGGCGAGAGCGGTCGCGCAGCGGGTCCGCACCCAGCTGCTGGACCACCGGCCCACGGTGGCCGGGGTCGCCTGCGCGCCCATCGGCCAGGCCGAATCCGTCCCGCCGACCCGGGACGAGTCAACGGGACGGCTGGTCATGGACGCGGTCGTCGTCTACGAGCTGACTGCACGTATCTGATAGGAGGTGGCGCCGGTGGCGGCGCTGACAGTGCAGACCATCACCGCGGCCGGCATCACGCCGGCGTTACCAGTACAGATCACCGCGTGGGCCAGCGGCGGAGACACCATCGCCGCCACCGAGATCGGCCGGCGTGGCGTCATCGCCGAGGTCGACAACGCCAGCGGCGGCTTGCTGGAGTTCCGCGTCCAGGACCCGGGCAAGACCCCCGCCGGAAACCCGGCCGCCAACGGCTACACCGCGGTCCCCGTCGCTGCCGGCGCCAGCGCCCGTGTATTCATCGGCCCGGCCAACGTGGACCGCGTCGCCGGCACCGTGCAGGTGGGCGCGTCCTCGTCCAGCGCCCAGTTCACCGTCCGCCTCTTCCGGTACTGAGGAGACAGATGAAGTCCACCCACGCATGGGTCCGGCACGCCGAGACGGGCGGCTACTGGCGCTGCCCCGTCGGCGCGCTCGAGGCCATGGCGGAAAAGGGCTGGCAGCCCTCCGACCCACCGGCGCCGCGCAGCCCGGCAACCGCGGACGCCCTCGCCTGGCGGGCCGCACAGCAGGCCGCCCAGCCCAAGCCCACCAAGACCGCCGCCCGCGGCAAGACCACAGAGGGAGTGAGCAGCGATGACTGATGCGCTCGCTGACGGCAACATTCGAGTCATGTTCGTGCCGACCATCGCCAACATCGCCGCGCCGACTGTGGCCGAGATCAACGCCGGTACGCGCATCTCGTCGGTGATGACCGCCGACGGCCTGATCGGATTCGAGGCCGAGACGGCGGACGTGGACAACAGCTCCATCGAGTCCACGTTCGACACGAAGACGATCGGCCGCGCCTCCTACACGGGGACCATGTTCCGGCTGAAAAAGCAGAAGGCCGGCGAACCGGACCCGGTGTACGACCTGCTGGTGCGCGGCACGGAGGGCTACGCGGTCATCCGGCGCGACATCCCGGCCGACACGGCGGTCGCCGCGGACCAGCCGGTTGAGGTGTACCCGGGCATCGTCGGCGAGATTCGGCTGCTGCCGCCGGAGCCGAACTCGACCCGCAAGTACGAGGTGCCGTGGAAGATCAGCGCCGAGCCTGATCTCCGCGCCGTTGTCGCACCCTGACCCAGACGGGAGAGCGCGGTGTTTTCCCCCAGGTCCCGCGCTCTCCCCACACCAAACCTGGGGGAAGACTTGGGGGAAACATGACACCAGAGGAGATCATCCGCGGCGCCAAACTGCCCGAACGCGTCGTGCCGGTCTGCATGCGGCCGGACCTGCAGGCCGAATGGGAACGGCTGGACCGGGAGTTGGGCAAAGCCCGCAGCCAGTCGCTGGACTCCATCGAGGGCGGCGCCACGCTGCGGGCCTTGGCCGAGCAACTGCGGGCGCTCGAGGCCGAGATGGCCTACTCCACCGTCGAATTCAGGCTGCGCGCCATGCCCCGACCGGCGTGGAAGGCGTTTTTGCTCGCCCACCCGCCCCGAAAGGGGGAGGACGGGAAGGTGCTCGAACGCGACGCCTACGTCGGGGTGGACGTGGACGCGTTCTTCCCGGCGCTGGTACGCCGCTGCACCATCTCGCCGCAGCTGTCCGACGAGCTGTGGCAGCTGCTGCTGGACGAGAAGCTCACCGACCGGCAGTTCGACGACCTGTCCAACGCGGCCTGGGCGCTCAACCGCGGCGAGGTCGATGTGCCTTTCTCGCGCGCCGCCTCGCGGATTCTCGAGAACTCCGAGAGCGAGTAGAGGCGGCTGAGCGACTGGGGATCTCCCTGCGCCGCTTCGACGGCTGGGAGCCGGCGCGGGTCACCGAGTACGAGTACGACGACGCTGGCAGGCTGATCCGGTCCGTCACCACCGCCGAGCCGGAGTGGGACGACGAGCAGCAGGGCTGGATGCTCGCCCTCGCCCAGTACCGGGACACCCTGTGCCCCTCCTGCGGCCTGCCGATGCAGGAGTGCATGTCGGCGGCGAACGAAGAGAAGTACGTGGCCGAGCCGCGGCGCTGCCACGCCACCACCGCCCGACTTATCGCGGCCGAACGGTACAAGGACGCCCCGCAGGCGCCCGCCCTACTGTTCGGGGTACGTCGGCGGTAGGCCCTCGTAGCCGGCGTCGACGCACGCCGCGTGCAGGGCCCGCAGGTCTGTTCCGGCGTCGCGGATGCCCGCGGTCTTCGCGGCGTCCGCCTCTGGGCCGGCGAACTGCACCGCCAACTCTTCGCTGAGCGTGTGGTGCAGGTACGAGTCGACGGCCTGGCAGGCCCGGAACCCGGCCGGGTCCTCGTCGGCGAACCCGTGGGTGCCGCCGGCGTACATCGCCAGGGCCAGCCACACCAGGAACGGCAGGGCGGCCAGGCCAACACCCAGGGCCACCCAGGGCCAGATTCTGCGGGTCATAGCCGCACGGTACGTGCCGCGCGCAACCCGCAATGTCAGCCAGACGACTTCTCGGGGGGTGAGCTGTGGCCCGCACTGTCTCGGTCAAGCTGCTCGCCGAGGTCTCCGGCTACGTCGCCGGTGTCCGCACCGCAGCAAGGAGCACCAAGGACTTCGTCTCGTCGCTGGACGACGCGGCCAAGCAGGGCCGCCTTGACGCTGTCGCCGACCAGGCGGGCCGCATGGGCCTCGCCCTGGTCGGCGCTTTCGGCATTGCTGTGGGCGCCGCGGCCAAGTTCGACAAGGAAATGTCCGAGGTGGCCGCGGTCTCCAACGCCACGGGGGCCGAACTGGAGAAGCTGCGGCAGGCCGCGCTGGCCGCAGGCAAGGACACGGCGTTCTCCGCCTCGGAGGCCGCGAAGGCTGAGGCCGAGCTGGCCAAGGCTGGCCTGTCCACGGCCGACATTCTTGGCGGGGCGCTGGCCGGAAGCCTCGACCTGGCCGCCGCTGGCTCGCTGGACCTTGCCGAGGCCGCCGACATCAGCGCGAAGGCGATGAACACCTTCGGCCTGCGCGGCGGGGACGTCGGCCACGTCGCCGACGTGCTGGCCGCCGCAGCCAACAAGTCTGCCACTGACGTGCACGAGATGGGCGAGGCGCTGAAGATGGGTGGCCTGGCGGCCAACGCCGCCGGGCTGTCCCTCGAGGAGACCGTCGGCACCCTGGCCGCGTTCGCGGACCGGGCCCTCGTCGGGTCGGACGCCGGCACCAGCCTGAAGACCATGCTGCAGATGCTGGCCGCGCCCACCGGCAAGGCCAAGGACCTCATGGAGCAGCTGGGCATCGAAGCCTACGACGCCTCCGGCCAGTTCGTCGGCACCGTCCGGCTGGCCGGGCAGTTGGAGCGCGCCCTGGGGAACCTGACCCAGCAGCAGCGCAACGCCGCCCTGGCGACGATCTTCGGCGCCGACGCGATGCGTGCCGCCAACGTCCTGCTCAGCCTCGGCGAGTCCGGTGTCCGCGACTACGTGTCCGCCGTCAACGACCAGGGCGCGGCCGCCGAGGTCGCGGCGAAGAAGATGGACAACCTGGCCGGTGACGTCGAGAAGCTCAAGGGCTCCCTGGAAACCCTGGCCATCGAGTCCGGCTCCGGGGCGAACTCCGGCCTACGCCAGCTGGTCCAACTGGCCGACCAACTAGTCGGAGCGTTCTCACGCCTTCCTGGCCCGGTCCAATCGGGGACAGTCATCGTCGCCGGCGTCGGTGGTGCCGCATTGCTGGCCTTCGCCGGACTCCTGAAGATGCGGCGCATGGCCGCCGAGGCCCGCGCGGAGCTGGAAGCGATGGGGCCGGCCGGCCAACGCGCTGCCGCTGGACTGGACCGAGCGGCGCGGTCGGCGAAGGCGGTAACGGCAGCCTTCGTGGGCATGGAGATCTTCGCCCAGGTCGTGTCGACGCTGTCCGATGCCGAGATCAACGTCAGTCGGCTCGACTCGGCGTTGCAGAGGCTCGCGAAAACCGGAGAACTCAGCGGCGAGCTGGAGCGGATATTGGGCGGCGACCCGGAACGGGTGCGCAAGTACTTCGGCGCCGCCAGCGACGGCATCTTCCAGTCCACGATGCGCGCGTCGGAAGCCATCCCCGTCTTCGGCGCGTTCGAGCGGTCCGTGTCCGAAGCCTTCCACGGCGCGTCCTTCACCTCCGCGAAAGAGAATGTGAAGGCGCTGGACCAGCAGCTCGCGGCGTTCGCGTCCTCAACGGATGATGTGTCGCAGGCGCAGGCCGCGTTCACCCGCCTGCTGCAGATGTCCGGGCTGTCCGCGGAAGAGTTCCGGAAGCTGATGCCGGCGTCCACAGAGGCTCTGCGTGATGCGTGGCAGGCCGCCGACAAGGCAGCCAAGGCCCAGGGCCAGGCCGGTAGCGCGATGCAGCAGGCCGGCCAGGACGCCGAAGATGCGGCGAAGAAGGTAGAGGAACTCAAGAAGGCCTACGACGCACTGTTCGGGGCGACGATGGGCGCGGACCGGGCCAGCATCGCCTACAAGGAAGGGCTCGTCGCGCTGCAAAAGGAGTTGGAGACCGGCAAGCGCACCCTTGACACCAACACCAAGGCCGGCCGCGACAACGTGTCCGCCGTGCTGGACCAAATCGACAAAATCAACGACCTGCGCCAGGCGAACATCGACAACGGCATGGCCGTCGAGGACGCCAACCGCATCTACGACGGGCAGATCGGCCAGCTACGTAAGACCCTGCTGCAGCTCGGGTTCAACAAGAAGGAAGTCGACGCGCTCATCGGCAAGTACCGCAACATCCCCAAAAGCGTCTACACGGAGGCCCGCTTCAACACATCGCAGGCCACCAAGGGATACAACACGGTCAAGTCCCAGATCCGGGACCTGAATGGGCGTGTCGTCACCATCAACGTCCGCTACAACTCCCAGGGCGTGGCCGTCGGCGGGGGTGAGCGGGCCCGCGGCGGCGGCACGAAGGTGGCGTTCCGCTGGGGTGGCATCACCGAACACGCCCAGGAAGGGCTGCTGCGGGACGCGTCCATCTTCACCACCGCGTCCCCGGCCCGGTTCGCGTTCGCCGAACCGGCCACCGGCGGGGAGGCGTTCATCCCCCGCAACGGTGACATGGCTAGGTCGCGGGCGATCTGGGACTACGTGGGCCGCAACTGGCTGGGCATGCAGCAGTCCGCGGCGCCGGTCAGCGTCAAGGTGTTCATCGGCGACCGGGAGTTGACCGACATCGTGGATGTGCGCATATCCGAGCATGACCGGATGGTGCGGCGGCGGGTACTGGCGGGGTCGACACGATGAGGCTGCTCGGACCAGACATGGGCTCGCGGATGGTGTATCTGCCGGCGGGCAACCCGGCGGCCAACCTCAGCGGGATCGTCTACACCTCGCCGTCTGGGACGGTGCTCGCGGACATCCTCGCATTTCAGCCAGGCAACCCGGATGTCCCGGGTGCGCCGATCCTCGGCTCCGTCGTGACGACCAACGAGTACGGGCTCCTCCCGTACTTTTGGTTCCCCGAAAACGTTGACCGTGTATGGATATCGGTCAACGGCGGACCGCCGACCCCGATTGACGCAGATTACAATGCCCGCCTGGACAAGCTTGACGGCAACCGGGTCTACAACGTGCGCGGGTATGGGGCGAAGGGTGACGGTGTCGCCGATGACACGACGGCGATCCTCGCCGCCGTTGCCGACGCGCAATCCACCAAGGGCACGGTGTACTTCCCCGGCGGCATCTACCGCGTGTCGCAAACCATTCCCATCCATTCCGATGTGGATTATGCGGGCTCCGGTGTGGGCGCGACGACTGTCCGCCTCGCTGACGGCGCGAACGTCGACCTGGCCAAGACCGACCAGTTTGACGCATTGTTCGCCGGCAACACCCAGGCCGGACCGTCCCATTGGTCGATCCGGCAGATGACCCTGGACGGCAACGGGGCGCAGCAGACTGGCACGTCGTGGGTGCTGTCCACGTATGGTCGGTGTTTCCGCGTTGACCAGGTGGAGATCGTCGGCGGCGCGTCCGGCGGATGGCGAAGCAAATGGGCCACGGGCGGCGACGAGATGGAGTCGCTCGTCACCAACTTCAAGATCCACGACAATGGTGGTGACGGGCTGGACTGGCAGGGTCCACACGACAGCCACTTTGTCAACGGATACGTGTTCCGGCAAGATGGCCACATCGGAATCTGGACGCACGGCAACGCCGGCGGCGAACGGTTCTCCAATGTGCACGTATGGCACTTCCACGCCGTCGGGTGGCAGATCGAAGCCACCGCCACCGCCATGAACTGTGTCGGCGAGGGCGCCGATGTCAACGTGTGGCTGCTGAGCAACGGCTGCATCTGGGACGGTGAGGTGTTCGGCACGGCCGGCACCGGGCCCGCCGGGACCGAGGTAGGTGTCAGGGTCGGAGCGAGCGACAACACCAAGTGGGGCTGTCGTGTGCGTGGCACGAGCTGGAACTGGGCAGCCGACGACATCCCGCTCGACCTTGCAGGCGACAACGGCAACGACATCGACCTGACCGTGCGGGCCGGCGCAGCAACCGCAATGTACGCCGGGCAGCCGTCGCCGAAGACCCGACTGAACATCAACGTCGTTGACCAGCCGCAGCTTGCGCAGACGGAGAAGACGACGTTGTTGCGGGCGCTCGGATACGCCGACAACGCGATCGAAACCGGGCCCAGGTTCGTCGACACCGGTTACACCGCGGTCAGCGGCAGGATCAATCTGTCCTATGTGACCGCCTACCGGACCCAGACGATCACCCAGCTCGGGTCGATGTGCCGCGCCACCGCGGTAGGCACACTCACCGCTGTACGGTGGGGGCTGTACGAGGTCGCCAGCAACGGCGACCTGACGCTGGTGGCGCGCACCGCACAGCTGACCTCGGGCGTCTACACGGCGACATTCACCGAATACACTTCACCGCTCGCCACTGCCGGCGGCTTCCCGGCCTCCTACACCCTCATCGAGGGCCGCCGGTACGCCCTGGCTCAGATCGTCACATTCAGCGGGACCGCGCCACAGCTGAAAGGGTACGCCGGCAATGCGGCAGCAACGCTGAACGGCCGTGCGCCGAGGATCAGCGGATTGGTCGGCGCCCAAACCGATCTCCTCACCTCCATCACAGCCGGAAGCGTTGTCAACGACGGCAACGCGGTGTTCCTGTTTGGGTTGGCCTGATGCCTGTCCCCGCCGGCCCCGGACCGTTCACCCCGCCGCCCGATGGACCGCTGGTGTATGACCCGACGCTGTCAAGGGTCAGGCTTGCCGTGCCTGGCATCCCAGCACCGGCCGACTGGGCGTCGGTCGAGCGTTCCGCCGACCAGATCCGATGGGCCACGGTCCGCGGCGGCCTGCGGGCGCCGGTGGTCGCCGGTGAGGTGAAACTCGACGACTACGAGTTCGCCGCCGATGTGCCGAACCACTACCGCATCTCCGTGCCCGATGTCCTCAACGCCAACGTGTTCTTCGAGGACGACGCGTCGAACTGGACTGCACCGGCGGGGTCGATCGTCCGCTCCACCGCGCAAGCCCATGAGGGTGTGGCGTCGCTGCTGCTCACCCCCGACGGGGTGGACAGCAGCGCGCGAGCAGAGTCCGAACGCTGCCCGGTCTCGGCGGGCGTCACCTACCACGCCTCGGCGTGGGTCCGCTGCGCCAGCTCACGCAACGTGGAAATCAACATTGCCTGGTTCACGGCCAGCGAAGACTTCATTGCGATTGCGGCTGCGCCGCGCCCCGTGGCCGCGAACACGTGGACCCGGATCGAAGCCGACCACGTCGCGCCATCCGGCGCCGGCCTCGGCAGTGTCCAAGTCCGACTGACGGGCACGCCGCCGCCCAGCGACCTGACCTGGATTGACGAGGCGCACTTCTACGGGCCTGACATGCAGGTCCTGTTCACCGGGTCACTAACCCCAACCCTGGACAAGGTGTGGCTGAAAAGCGTGGAGCGGCCGTTCCTGAACCGCAGCATTCGGGTGCGGGACTACTCCGAGTTCACGCGGCCGTCCCGCTCCGGCGTCTTCGAGGTGGTGGGCCGCTCGTTCCCGATCGCCGTCACCGACGTGCGCAGCTCCAAACGGTTCACGCTCGAGGTGTATGCGGAGGACGCGGCGGACGCGCGGGACCTGGATCTGGTGCTCGCATCCGGCGACACTATGTTCCTGCACGTCCCCAGCACGGGCCGACTGTCCACAGTGCCCGGTGGGTATGTGTCCGTGGGCGACACGTCCGAGCTGGTCCTGCCCACCTCCGACCTGAACCTGCGGGTCTTCTCCCTGCCGTGCACGATCGTCGCACCGCCCGGGCCCGAAGTGGTCGGCGTCGTGTACAGCTATGCGGGGGTGGCCAACGACTACGCCACCTACGCGGACCTGGTGACGGCCAACGCCACCTACGCGGACCTGGTGGAGCATGTCGGCGACGTCGAGGACATCGTCGTGCCATGAGGCCCGTCTCGCAGCGGCTGCTGTCGACCATTCGCGGCTCCCACGGCATAGCCGCCCGCGCCCGGGTCGTCACCGAATGGCAGGAGGGCACCGACCCGGACGGGGTGGAGATCCCCATCCTGGACGGGGATGTTCAGCTGGACGCGTCCGCGGACATCCGCTCCACCGTGGACCTGGTGACCGACCCGAAGCTGTGGCCGAAGGCGGCCGGGGACCTGCTCACCCCCTACGGCAACGAGATCTTCGTCGAGCGCGGCGTCAAGCTGGGCGGCGGAGTGGTGGAGTGGGTGTCCTTGGGCTACTTCCGGATCGACTCGGTGTCGCAGGCGGACGCTCCGCGGGGTGCGGTGCGGATCGCCGGCAAGGACCGGATGGCCGGCATCGTCGACGGCCGGCTCACCGCACCCCGGCAATTCCAGGCGGTCGCCACATACGGGTCGGTGGTCAACGCCTTGGTGGCCGACATCTACCCGCTTGCCACTGTGGAGTGGGACGACGCGACCAGCGCGTCCGCGCTGGGCCGGGCCGTCATCGCCGAAGACGACCGGTACCGGTTCCTCGCCGACCTGGTCGCCAGCGTTGGCAAGGTGATGTGGTGGGACCACCGGGGCGTGCTGGTCATCCGCACCCCACCAGACCCGAGAACCCCGGTCTTCGACGTGGTAGCGGGGCCGGGCGGGGTGCTGGTGTCCCTGGCCCGGGAGGTGTCCCGGGAGGGCGTATACAACGGCTGGGTCGTCACCGGGGAGGCCGGCGACACGCGGGAGCCGGCCCGCGCGGTCGTGGTCGACTCAAACCCGCTGTCGCCGACCGTGTGGGGTGGACGGTTCGGCAAGGTCCCAGGATTCCACGCCAGTCCGCTGGTCACCAGCAACGTGCAGGCGCGCGCAGCGGCCGAAGCGAAGATGCGCACCACATTGGGTCTGCCGTACAGTGTGGACTTTTCGGCCGTGCCGCATCCCGGCCTGGAGCCGCTGGACCCGGTGCGTGTCACCGACCCGGGCGTCGGCACCCGCGTCCACGTGCTGGACAAGCTGACCATCCCGCTTACCGCGGACCGACCCATGATGGCGCAGACCCGTGAGCAGGCCCTCATCGCCTTGGGGAGTGGATGATGCGCGCTGACGACCTGGTGCCGCTGCTCAGCAGCGAGCGGGCCCCAGCTGTCGGATTCCGGCAAGGAATCGTCGTGTCCTGGGATCCAATCACGGCGTCCAATGTGATCAGCGTTGGTGGGTCGACGCTGACCGATGTGCCGATCTTGAACACCGCCGAGGCGGGCCTGCTCGCCCCGGGCGATGTGGTCGGTCTCCTGTCCACTGGCGAGGGCGCGCGGTCCTTCTGGATCCTGGGCCGTATCACTGTTCCCGGTACTCCGCAGGCCGGCACGGCGTTGTCGGCGTGGGCGGGCCGCGGCAAGCTCGCCACCGCGGACGGCCTCTACCTGTTCGGTGACACCAGCTTCGCGCCGGCGAGCGACGGCAGCGGCCCGACCATCACCAACTTCGCTGTGGGGAACAGCGGTCAGGCCCTCGTGTTCATCTCGGCGCAGGTCAACAACCCCGGCGGACCGATTGACACGGCTGCATTCCGCGAAGCCTACTTCAGTTTCCAGCTGAGTGGGCCCACCAACATTGGCCCATCCGTCGACCGCTCCTTGGGAGTCGGTGCCGACTGGTCAAGCAGCTCCGCAATAGCGATCGGTGCGGAAAGCAACGCCACCCGCATGGTGCCACTGATCGGTTTGGTACCGGGCATCTACACCATCGACGCCCGGTACCAGATCAACGCTGGCGCGGCCGGTGGTACTGCCACCGTCCAGCGCCGATCGCTCTTCGCGGTCCCGATCTAGGGAGACGACATGGTGCAGACCACACCCGTCTACGGCTGGCCCTATCCGGAGCTCGGCGACTCGCCGACCGTCCCGGCGCACATGCAGGCCCTGGCCGAAGCCGTCGAGTCCACCCTGCAAGGCAACTTGACCCTGGGCGGAAACCTGACCGTGCCGGGCACCCTCACCGTCACCGGGTTCGCCCACGCGACCTTCTCGCCGAACGTCTACACCGGCGGCGGCGCGTCCACCGTCTCCCGGACGGTCAACAGCGCCCGGTACTGGCGGTTGGGCAACCTGGTAATCGCCCAGGCCGATGTGACCGTGAACGCCAACACCTCCGGCGGAGTCGCCATCGACCTGCCCCTGCCCTCGGCTGTGCGCCTGCCGAACTGCGGCACCTGCGCGCTGACCGGCTCCGGCACACCAGCCGACCAGTCCGGCATCGCCTTCATGACCGCCGACTCGGCCAAGCTCGTCGTCATCGCCTACTCGACCGGGTTCCGCGACGCCACATCCGGCCAGGGCCTGCGGTACTCCGTCATGTACCCGGCCGCGTAAGGGGGCACCCATGGCAAAGATCCTGTGGCTCGCCGACGCACTACGCGATGCGGGACTGACCGTGGTGGAGCATTCCGGATGGAAAGACCACGCTGTCTCCGGATCCTGGACCCCGACCTACGGTATTGCCCACGCCACCGCCGCGCCTAAGTCGCAGCCCGACGACACGCAGGTGCGGATCGTCCGCGATGGACGCTCCGACCTGCGGGGGCCGATCGCCAACGCCTGCGTGGACCGCAGGGGCCGGTGGCATGTGCTGTCCGCCGGCCGCTGCAACACCACCATCGTCGGCACCGCCGGACCGTACAAAGGGCTGGGCAACACCAACGCGTTGGGCGTGGAGGCGTGCAACGACAACCGGTCCGAACCGTGGCCTGCGGTGCAGTACGAGTCCTACTACCGGGGTTGGGCGGTCATCTGCAAGCGGCTCGGCTGGCAGCCGTCCCGGGTCCGCGGCCACAAGGAGCACACCCCCGGCCACAAGACCGACCCGACGTTCAACATGGACCAGTTCCGGCGTGACATCGCCGCAGCGATGGATGGAGACGACGACATGACACCAGAGCAGGCTAAGCAACTGCAACGGATCGAGGCCCATGTGACCGCGTTGGCCAACCGCGTATACGCCATGATGCAGATGCGGCACGAGGCCAAGTACACGATCCCGGGCGAGGCCAAGCCCCGGGTCGAGCCGAACAAGATGGGCTACGCGGTGTACGACACAAACCACATCCTGACCGCGCTGGCCCACGGCGCCGACGAGGCGACCGTGCACCAGCCGGACGGGAGCGCCGGCCAGCTGTCGCTGGCGCCGCTGTACGCCCGGCTGGCCGGCGGCGACGTTGACGAGCAGGCCCTGGCCACACACCTTGGTCCGCTGCTTCAGCCCGGCGTCACCGCACAGCAGGTCAAGGACGCGGTGCAGCAGGCCCTGCGGGAGGCCGCGGCACGGATCGTCCAGGACTGACCGGTTAGGGGAGGCGACGGGTGGACTGGGTGGCGCTGCTCGGTGCCGCGCTGGGCGCCGGTGGACTATCCGGTGTGGTGACGGCGTGGCTGGCACGGCCGAAGACCAAAGCTGACGCGGCGGCCGTGCTGACCGATGCGGCGCTGCGGCAGGTCAACGAGCTGCAGGAGCAGGTCGCCACGGCGCACGCCGAGGCGCGTGAGGCGCGGGCCGAGGCGGAGGCCGCACGCCGGCAGGTGCGGCTGCTGACCGCCGAGGTGGACCAGTGCATGCAGACGCTGCGGGCGTGGCGTGCGGCCATCTTCGCCCCGGACGCGACCGTGGCGGGTCTGCGGGCAATGGTCGGCCCCGAGCCGGGCAGCAACGGACGCTAGCGGCACCTCGAGTCGTGCCCGGGTCGCCGGGGGGTCGGCCCGGGCCACCACCCAACCCCCCAGACGGGAAGGTGTGAACCATGTTCACGACCAGATTTTGGAAGCAGGCCGCGGAGCGTGCCGTCAAGTCGGCAGCGCAGGCGCTGCTCGGCCTCTGGGTCGGCGACCAGGCGTTCGACGCCTGGTCGGCGGACTGGGCGAAGGCGGCCGGTGTGGCTGCGGGCGCGGTGGTGCTTTCGCTGGTCACGTCGGCGGCGACGGCCGGCGTCGGCGACCCGGACTCGCCGTCGGCGGTGAGGCAGCGGTGAGACTGTCCCGCGACTGGAAGGTGTGGGCCTTCCTCGGCTCGGCGCTGGTGTTCGTCGCCACCGAGATCGTGGCCGCGGTGCAGCGGCGGGGCCAGACGGCGACGGCTAGGGTGCGCGCCCTGCCTAAGCCGCTGCGGTGGGCGGTCGGCCTGGCCGCTCTCGCCCTGGGTATCTGGCTCGGCCCG